CTCTGATCGTATGTATGCCGCGGGAGATGATGACCAAGCCATTTATCGCTGGGCAGGGGCCGACGTTGATCAGTTTATTAATCTACCCGGTGGGTCAGAAACCCTTTCGCAGTCCTACCGTGTGCCCGAAAGAGTGCATCAACTGGCGGGTAAGGTGGTGAAAAGGATTAAACGACGCTTTCCAAAGAAATACGAGCCCAAGAACGAGCCCGGTAACATTACAAGAATTAACTCTGTCAACTCTCTCGACATGAGCGACGGCTCTTGGCTTATACTTTCCCAAGCCGCCTACCAACTAATACCCGTGGCCTACGACCTAAAGTCGGGCGGTTACCTGTTTAACTACCGCGGCCAACGGTCCATCAGCGAGAAAATATCAGACGCAGTAAACGGTTGGGAGCAACTGCGTAAAGGAAAAGAAGTGTCGGGCGAAGTGGTGCGAAAGATTTACAACTTCATGTCCGTCGGTAATCGCGTCCAACGGGGCTTTAAAAAACTGCCCGCAGTAGACGATCAGGACATGGTTACCTTCGACACATTGTCCGCGGATCACGGCCTTCTGGCTACAAAAGAAATGATCTGGTCTGACGCAATGGACAAACTGCCAGAGACAGACCGGGCATATATCACCTCTCTTTTACGACGGGGCGAGAAGTTTAACGGGATACCCCGCATTACAGCGTCCACGATCCACGGGTCAAAGGGCGGGGAAGCTGATAACGTTGTGTTGTTCACGGACCTTAGTCCCGCCGCGGACGAAGACATGAGGATTAATCCAGACGATATGCACCGTGTGTTTTACGTCGGCGTCACACGGACCAAGAAGAACTTATACATTGTCGATGCAGAAGACATGTCAAGGAGCTATGACCTATGAATGAGGAAGAGTTTTTTAAAATGTTAAACGAAAGCCGTTTAGGAAGAAAATGGTCAAAATGGCACCGTTCAAATCCTGAGTTTTACAGATTATTTGAAAGATATAGCCTACAGGCTATTTCCAGAGGTCATTTGAGGTTAAGCGGATGGCTAATTGCCAACCGAGTGCGGTGGGAAACTTCTATAGTAACACGGGGGAATGATTACAAAATATCTAACGACTTCATTGCCCTGTTCACACGGTTGTTTATGATAAACAATCCGCAATACATAGGGTTTTTTAAAACAAAACCAATGAAACGATTGGTCCGAGAGCCTGCGTTGTTTCGCACAACCGCGCTGGGCGACTTGTTTGAAGGAAAGAAGGCATGAATTGTTGGCACTGTAAAACAGAACTGATCTGGGGTGGGGATCACGACTGCGAGGACTCAGAAGATTACTTGTTTGAATCTAACTTTCACTGTCCAAAATGTAACACTTTAGTTTTGGCATATTATCCAAGGGAGAAAACTAATGAAAAAAATGACTTATGATGAATGGTGCGAACACGAAAAGAAAAAGCGCGAAGAGTACGAAAAGATGGGCGTGACCGATCTTGACGCAGTGCGGACAAGAAAGATGTGGGGCGATCCCGCCGTTAAGGATGAGGACATTCCTTGCGAAAACTTTACATGGGACGAAGAGTTAAACACATTTGTCCACACAGGAAGCTCAAACACGGTGAAGCACTGATGAAACGTGATGAAGTGTTGGATGCCGCCAAGCAATTAATTAACGGGCCAAGAGCAAAAGACTACGGTGATGCTTACGAAAATCACGGGCGTATCGCTGATGGTTGGAACGTTATTATGAACGGGGCCCTAAAAAGCCACGGTTACCTAACCCCGGCCCACGTCACGTTGATGATGGACTGGGTTAAAACAAGTCGTCTGATAGAGACGATAGACCATGAGGACTCATGGATAGATAAAGCCGGATACACCGGACTGGGGGCGGAATTTGTCGAGCGTGATGCCCGTCCCGTAGATAAAATTATTGAGGAAGTAAAAAAAGATGGCAAATTTGCAAATGGCTATGTTCGCCCCCAAAAGTGAATGGGTCCCACCGCTAGAACTCCCGGATATTACCGCGGCAGGAACAATAGCAATCGACGTTGAAACACGGGACCCGAACCTAAAAAAGAACGGGCCCGGCTGGCCAACAAAAGATGGCGAGGTCATAGGATACGCTGTTGCAGTAGACGGGTGGTCTTGCTATCTGCCCACGCGCCACTTCGGTGGGGGTAACTTAGACGAAAAGATAGTCAACAAATGGCTCAAGAAAGTCTTTGAGTGCCCTGCCGATAAGGTCATGCACAACGCACAATACGACTTGGGATGGATTCGAGCGATGGGCTTTGAGATGAAAGGACGTGTCATTGATACGATGCTTATCGCCGCCCTGCTTGATGAGAACAGGTTTAGCTACAGCCTCAACGCTTTATGCTACGATCTTCTTAACAAAACAAAATCCGAAAAAGCCTTAACCGCCGCGGCTCTTGAGTTTGGGATCGACCCCAAGGCAGAGATGTGGAAGATGCCCGCCATGTATGTGGGGCCCTATGCTGAAGCAGATGCAGAGTTAACTTTGGAACTGTGGCACTATCTGTCCACACAACTGAGCAAAGAAGACCTCTGGCCAATAGCTAATTTAGAGCTAAACCTTCTTCCTTGTCTTGTTGACATGACGTGGCGTGGTGTTCGCGTAGATACCAACCGGGTAGAACGCACACGAGACGCACTTCTCAAGCGCGAAAAGAAGATAATGCAGGAGATAAAACGGCTCACGGGAACTGATGTAGAAATCTGGGCCGCGCAGTCGCTCTCTAAATCTTTTGATAAGTTAGGTATAAATTATCCAAAAACAGAAAAGGGCGCACCAAGTTTTACGAAGATGTTTCTGACCGAACACGAACACCCGCTTGCAAAGCTGGTTGTTCAAGCACGTAACCTTAACAAAACTTCCGGCACGTTCATTAACTCAATTATGAAGCACTGCCGCACTGATGGCCGAATACATGGGCACATAAACCAAATTCGATCAGACGATGGCGGTACAGTTTCGGGCCGCATATCAATGTCCAACCCTAATTTACAACAAATCCCGGCCCGCGACCCAGAGCTTGGTCCTATGATCCGGTCCCTGTTCTTACCAGAAGAAGGCGAACAGTGGGCGGCAATTGACTTCTCGCAACAAGAACCACGCATCTTGGTGCATTATGCTCACGTTTATGGGCGTAATCGTGGCGTTGCGTTAGAGGGTGCGGCAGAGTTTGTTGACGCATACAACGAAGACCCTGACACTGACTTCCACACGATGGTTGCAGAGATGGCTAACATTCCCAGAAAACAGGCCAAGACTATTAATTTGGGCATGATGTATGGCATGGGCGTAAATAAACTGTCCGAACAACTAGATGTTTCGTTAGAAGAGGCCAAGGGTCTTGTAAAACAGTACCATGACCGCGTACCGTTTGTTAAAGGACTAACCCGCGGTGTTATGAACAGGCTCAACGAGAAATCGTCAGCAGGGGCGTTGCGCTCACTGGCAGGCCGTAAAGCACGGTTCGACCTTTGGGAGCCAGATACTTTTGCTATGAACAAGGCTATGCCCTACAAAGACGCGGTTGACGCTTATGGGCCCACGACGAAACTAAAGAGGGCCTACACATACAAAGCTATGAACAGGTTGATCCAAGCATCCGCCGCGGACATGACAAAGCAAGCAATGGTAAATTTATATAAGGCAGGATACCTACCTATGGTGCAAATCCATGATGAGATTGCAATGTCGGTAAAAACTGTTGACGACGCAAAGAAAATCGCTCACATTATGGAGACTGCTATACCTCTGGAAGTTCCTAGTAAATGTGATGTTGAAATAGGACCATCTTGGGGCGAAGCACAGTAGTTTGGACACTGCTCGCTTAACTGCCCCGCTTCGGCGGGGTTTTTTTTACTTGACTACCTGTTTTTAACTGATATACAGAAAATGTAGATGCTGGAGGAAACTCTAGGTAAAAGAAGTTTCAGCTTCTTTAAAAGGCGGCACTCCACCCAGTGTCGTCTTTTTTTATGTCCCACTCTTTTCTTGCAATCTTGTATATTTTCCTATATTATCCTAGACATGCGTAAGCGCATTGGAGAGAAAAATGGATACAACACGTTGGAAAAGCATTCTCGTACCGCGAGAAGTGTATGAAGAGATAAAAGAACTGTCAAAAACCGAAGGCCGCACCATTGGCGGGCAGTTACGGCTTGTTTTTGATTGGTACAGAGAATCCAAAAAGGAATTTGCAGATGATAACCAAGGGAACAGGGGAATTTCACAAGAGATTAATACAAAACCTGTGCCCAAAGTGCGAGCAAAAGCTTAAAATTGTTAAAAAAGACGATAAAATCCTCGTAAGGTTCTGTGGCATCTGTAACCTGACAGTATCAGATCAGATAGAAAATGCAGAATATATGGAAGAGGTATGCGATTAAGTATTGCATATCGCATATAAGGGGTTTATAAGGGCTTTTGAGGGTCATGCCTCATGCTCTATAGTTAAGACAAGACTAGCCCCTAGCTCGGTTGCCCCCAGCTAGGGGTTTACTTTTTTTAAAGGAGANAAAATATGGAAAAAGTGTTTGTAAACGGTCTCATGGCAAAAAAACCTAGAGAAACTGCTCCAGATTGGATAAAATGTAACCTAAGTATAAAACGAGCAGACCTCGCAACGTGGCTCGCGGAACAAAAAGGTGATTGGATTAACGTCCAAGTGTGCGAAAGTAAGAGCGGGGATAAATGGTACGCAGAGGTAGATACATGGGAACCCAAGAAGATGCAGAACTCTTAGAAGAAGGATGGCGGCAGAATAAAGAAGACTTTCTGCAAGCCGTAGAGTGTACGCACGAACTTCTAAAAGAGTTTGAAGAAATGGGTCTTAACAAAGGAGCCGCTATCGGCGGTTCCCTTACTCATCTTATCTCCCACCTTATTGCCGTGTCCCCCGATCCGGCTACCGCGCTGGGCCTGCTTTCGTCCTGCATGACAAACGCTGCAATAAACGCGACCCGCGCCGCTGAGAACCATCCCGGCAGTGACGGAATACATTAGTTGACTTAATCCCATAATGTCTTATACTTCTCCCACGTTTTAACTAAAGGAGAACGACATGGCATATAAATCAGCCTCATATCAATGGAAAATGAACCTGACATTAATTGACATTACTGAAGTGTGTGAAATCGCTAAACTTTCTAAATCAACTATCTTTAAAAAAATAAAAGAGGATAAATTTCCGGAACCAATCAAAGTGCCAAGCCCCAGTTCCCGCGGCCCAAAGCTCGTGAACCGCTGGGACAAAGCAGAAATAATTGATTGGGCGTTTGATGATGATGGGGTGCAAGAACTAGATGACATAAAAGATGAAAAGCTTAGAGTGCCCTATGGTGANGCTTTTCTGGAAGAAGCCCGCAAGGGTGAAGGTTCCGGGCCAATGGATTGGGACGAGCCTATAAGCTGGGCTAAAAAAATATCTCGTCACAGATTATTTATCCCGGTAATAATACTGGCTATCGCCGCCATGCTTTACAGTTTGTTAACTTGAGGCAATAAAATGACGGAAGAAGATAAGAAAAACGCAAAAATCCTTACGTTGCAAAGCCAAAACCTAAAACAACGTAAAGAAATAACAAGATTAACAGTGGCCCTCGACAAATTAAAACGAGAAACACAAAATCTTTTAAAGGACGTTAATTGGATGAAAGGCCAACATAGATGAAATGCGAAGAATGTGGCGGTGAAGGGGAAGTGGAAGAAGAGTTCTTTAGACCACAGTCCTTTGACCGCGACATTGGAATAATAGACTCCCGAACAGTTACTTGCGAAGTGTGCAACGGCAGTGGTGAAGTAGACCTCGGTGAAGATGATTTGGACGACGAGTAAAAAATAATACTTGGGAGTTTTTAAATGTTGGCAGAAATGTGCTTGGCCCTTGCTTTGTATCACGAAGCAAGAGGCGAACCCTCTACCGGGCAAATGATGGTGGCTAAAGTAATCGTCAACCGCATGGAGTCCAAAAAATTTCCCTCAGATATGTGCGGCGTAATTATGCAACCACGCCAGTTCTCGTTTGTAAGAAAAGGATTGGTGCCCGTTCCTAAAGATGAAGAAGCATGGAAAATTTCTAAAACCCTAGCTCAAGAAATTATAGACGACCCAAGCGTCCTTCCCTCTACGTC